TCGCTGGTCGCTGGTCGCTGGTCGCTGGTCGCTGGTCGCTGGTCGCTGGTCGCTGGTCGCTGGTCGCTGGTCGCTGGTCGCTGGTCGCTGGTCGCTGGTCGCTGGTCGCTGGTCGCTGGTCGCTGGTCGCTGGTCGCTGGTCGCTGGTCGCTGGTCTGGCAGCATAAAATCATCCTTTTATGAAAATCAACGTTTTTTGAGCACTCGCACACAAAAAATTACCGCATTGGTTGCAACGACAACCTGCATTTTGCGGAGCATATGACAAATAAAGTACGGGTGCGTTGAGGATGCCAGACACATCAGAGGTGGCGGGAGATTACTCCCCTGCCTGGTCTCTTACTTCTCAGATTCGTAGTCTACGAAGACAGCGACCTCCGTCTGGCCGGTTCGGATTCGTACCTCGCAGAAGTCTTTCCTCGTTACCAGTGCTATCACTACGACGGTAATACAGATGACGATCAGGGCGATTAACATCGCCTTTTGCTGCTTCATAGCCTACTTCTCCTTGCCTTTCGGCACGTAAGAGGCTAACCTAAGTTTGTAAGTCATAGATTTGGCCTCAGATTAATGTTAAGCGTCCTGCAAGACGCGTAATGTTAACTGGGGCTTTTCTCTGTCTGCCTTACGGCTGCATGCCCGAGGCAGACAGCCTCAAGCACCCGCAGCTATTCTACAGTAAAAACTCGCGCTTTCAATTTCCCGCACGTCCGGCAAACTGACTGGCCTGTGATCCTGATGGTTCACGCTCAACGTACCTGTCCATTTCCAGCTTTACTCCCTGCATGATCAACATCCCCTCAATAACACCTTCTGCTTTTTGCAGTACCCGCCCGGCCCAGCAATCAGAGCGCCCATGCTTACGGCCCAGTGACATAAGCGTCATCCCGAACACATAATAATCATACAGAAAATCATGCAAATCGCTGTTGTTGACGTTCAGTTGCGCCATGCAATTGCTGATAATCAGCGCATCGTCATCGGTACACTGAGGCCGTGATTTAACCTTTGACGGGATCAGCCCCTTAAATCCGGCGGCAATGGGCGACCAGCTCACATCCTCATGATTATTTGCCACCCATGCACCCCAGCGTTCAAGCACCTGCTGAATATCACGCATCAGTAGCTTTCCCCTTATCCCATCCACGGTGAACCATAAGGACACCGTTGACGACGGCGTGCCGTTTGCCTTCTTTATCACCGACATATTTTCTGACCGTAGCACGATTACAGTTCAGTTTTCGTGAAACTTCAGTCATATTGCCTCGTGCCTGGATAAGCAATTCCGGTATTGTTTGAATTGTGGCGTTCATATGTTCTCCAGTTCGGTGATTTTTATCCCCACTCTACCGCCAGGCACTTTCACGCCGCGAATTACGCGAATGTCATCGAATTGCACGTCGTCTTCCGCAAATCCGGCGTGGATAAGAGAGTCGAGTAAACCTTTCAGGATGTTATCGAGGTCGCGACGGCGGGAATCTGGTGGTTCAGCAATAATTGTGATGCGAAGTCGTGATTTAGTGAAAATGTCTAATCTGAGTTGCCGGATGATTTGCTGTACGTCTTTTCGGTATTTCTGGCCTTTATCGCTGATGTAGTACTGGCTTCCCCGTCTTCGCCAGTAGGTATTCACCGTCGGCGGCCAGGGAAGCACAAACTCATATTCATTCATGACTTAATCTTCCCCTCCTTCAGCAATATCGCCAGCGTCCTGATCACGCCTTCCAGGTGGTAAAGTCTGGCGTCGTTGTTGTCGAGAATGCGAGTACGGCGATCGATTTCATTATGGCAGTCACTACAGGCCCATGCAGCCAACAGATCATCTGGCTTTGTTCCCGTTCCGCAAATTCCAGCCATTCGGTAATGCGCCAGAACTGTAGTTTCAGGGTTGCCATTGCATACACCATAAATCCGTACCTGGCATTCTCTGCCGCGCGCTTCTTTGCGTAGGTTTGTCATCATCTTATTCCTCATGCAGTAGGCTATCCGGAGTGACAATTAAATCTTGCTCGACGCCTTAGCCACCGGATATCCCACAGGTGAGCCGTATAGTTGAAGGTTTTAACATCAGATTCTTTGGGGACTGGCCTGGGTTTATTTCGGGAGCGTTTGGTTGGAAGGTAATTGCAGTTTTCACAGACGATATCGGTGATGCTTCGTCGCTGTCGTCTCATTCGTACCTCCTGTCGGTAAATCTGACACCCTGATCCACGGCCCAGGATGTTGTGTACTCAATCAGGCTTGCCATACGCTTCACGCTCATTTGCGCACTGCTTTCGCGGATATTGACGTATTCACCTTCAAGACCTGGCAAAACATCAGCTTCCTGTTTTGTCGCCACGGCATGACCGCTGATTAACAAAACTTTCCACTGTTCTGGTTTTAGCCACCTGCCGCACCACTTAACCTGGCGGGATATATCAGCGACCATCGCGTGAAATTTTGCATTTTGAGCGAGATTACGCTTGTAATCGGTGATACGGATCGTAACGGGTTTGTCTTTATCGAGAGTTGTTGCAAGGATGGCGTTAATGGCGAATTGTTGCTGCTGCTTACTTCGGAGGAAGATAGTCTGGTTCATTATTCCCTCTCACTGGATTTTCCCAACAAAAAAGGAGCCGAAGCTCCTTTAGTTTCAGAATTCAAATTGTCTTGCCCGCAGGCTTTTCAGCATTGGCATGGCCCGCTGGATAACGGAACTTGACATGTCGAGACGTGTTACCTCCCTTAGTAGCGCGTCTCTGTTCTTCGTCACCATGTAGATAGTCTCAAACGCAATGTCATACAGCTTGTTCGTGTATGAGGAGTTCAGCTCTTTCATTATGGGGTACAGGTGTTTGCTGAGGTCCTGGGCTTTTTCCATCCATACCAGCATGTAGCAGAGGAGGATGATTTCTTCGGCTGTGAATTGTGGCTGAATCTGCGGTTGCTGTTCGGTTTGTGTTGTTTTTCCCTGGCTGAAATAGCAGTCTTCCAGTTTTTCGAACACTTCCCACGCCTGATCGGTTTCGAGCATTTTGGCGTGACGGGCTGCGCCTCGTTCTGTCCAGAGGATGAGGGAGCGGGCTTTCGGGGAAATTTGTAAACCTCTTAAAGATGGTTGCAAATTTTGCGACTCGTTTAAAACTAGTCGCAAATTTCTGAGTTCATCACCAACAGCTTTAAAGAAGTGCTTTCCCTCAATAAACCGAGATTTATTTTCATGGTGATTCTGCTGTATACGAATTGTTTCTGTTCCATAAAGGCGGGCAAGCAACTCAGTTGTGATTACCGGAATCTGGTTATAGGTAACAGGGGAAAGGTTTTTGACAGAGATTTGAACAGTCATAACGACCTCGCGTTTCGATAATTTTTACCTCACCACCTTCAGGTGCTAATCATCGTGGTGGCGAACTGTGCGGGGTTAGCACTACCGGTCGAAACATCCGGCGAGCCTTTCGGCTCCCCCACACAGCCCGCCATAAATCGCGAATGTGACTGTGCCTAGCGCATAAAAAAACCGCCAGCGCGGTTATGCACCGTTTCGATATCCGGGGTGCTAATCCCGACGCCAGATTTTGCTGGCGTGCGAAGAATATAATCCCGGATATGTGTTGTCGTCAACATACCTTGAATGTATATAACAAATTTGTTATGTTTACTCTCATGAACTACATTATCGAATACTACAGTGACGAGGTTGAAGCTGAGATCCTTTCTCTTCCTGAGACCTTACAAGCCCGGTACATTCGGTACACGGAGAAAATGCGTATTTACGGAGCTAATCTTGGTTCCCCGCATACAGAGGCATTTGGCGACGGTTTGTTTGAAATCCGCCTTAAGGGCTCGGAAGGCATAGGGCGTGTTTTTTACTGCACGCTAAAAGGAAAGCGAATCATTATGTTGCATAGCTTTGTAAAGAAAACGCAAAAAACTCCACCTGCCGAGCTTAGAAAAGCTGAAACCAGAATGAAGGAGGTTAAGCATGACTGGTAAACGTACCCCACCTACCATGACACACGATGAAATGGTAGAAAAAATGTTGTCTAACCCCGCAGTAAAAGCAGAATACGACGCCATCGCCGATGAATTCGCACTACTTGATGAAATGCTGGCAGCACGAAAAGAAGCTGGCTTAACCCAGGCTGAAGTTGCTGAACGTATGGGAACAAAAGCGACTGCGATAACCAGAATGGAAAGCAATCTTGCATCAGGTACAAGCGGCCCATCATTTGCCACACTGAAAAAATTCGCCCGTGCTACAGGGAAAAAACTCCAGATCCGCTTCGTTTAACTCTCCACTACCGCGCCGTCATTCTGGCGGCGCTTTACCCCAGAGAAATATCAATCACCGGATTACCACATCCCACTCCGGCTCCTGCCATCTCAAATCCGGTGAATCATTTCTCTCAGGAATAACCATTACGTCCTTTTCCCTTCGCTCCCTTTCTATCGCCATCACAGCCAATGCTGTAACCATGATGTATTTTTGTTCGTCGGTTCCTGTTTCATAACGACGCATGAGGGTAAACTCGGGGCGATCAGTAACCTCAATGATTTCGTTAATTTCTTTAATTTCGCGAGGAATATCCATGGGTTTAGTCTCCTTTGATATCACATGCCCGCACTGTTTAAAAGAGCGAGCTGTTATTGAGGCATTTGCCGAAAAACAAATTGAAAAAACACCTTTTTTTAACGTCGCTTTTGTATGCAGAAGTTGTCATCGAGGAGGTGTTGCTATTGTTGAAATCCCATCAGACCACTATCACGGTCCCATGGCGGAAAGCCAGAAAAAAGACCTCGATATTCTGATTTCAGGAAATAGCCAGTACCGTTTCCGCAAGATCTATCCTGTGGTCAAAAAAATTACCGCACCAGAATATACGCCCCCGGTTGCAGACCGTACTTTTGTTGAGGCAAAAGAGGATTTACAGAGGAGGCGGTACGACACAGTGGTTATTCTTTGTCGCAGAGTCCTCGATATCTCCACGAAAAAACTGCTCGGCGATGAAGCAGGAAAAGAATCGCTGTCGCAACGTATTCAGATGATTTACAAAAAAGGCCTGATCACTGAACAGATGAAGGAATGGGCTCATATTGTACGAATTGATGCCAATAAAGCAGTTCATACAGATGAAGTTTTCACACCAATTGAGGCAAGCCAGATCCTGAGTTTTACCGAAATGTTTTTAGTCTACGCCTTCACTCTGCCTGCAATGGTGGAAGCCAGACGTGAACAAAAAAGATCAGATTCAGCCTCTATATGAATCACTTTTCTGAACACGTAAGCCCCCGTCATTCACGACGGGGAGAACATCAATCCCTCTGCACTCCCTCGCCAGAATGCCAGCACACGCTGCATCGTTTCGCTGTTACGGCACTCGCGACAAATTGTGTTGTAGCGTCTGTCGTAGCGCCGTATTTCCCCATCTGGTAATGCCCGGATAAGGTCTGGATCAACGACAACCGGTTTCTTCGACTTTGCCATTGAGAGTTTTTTGCGGGCATTTTGCCAGTCCTTACGAGCCTGTTCAGACGGGAATACTCCGTAACCGGAATTGTAAACATCACCACTGGCGGCCAGCTCCATGCATAAACGACCGACAGACGCATGACTGACACCAATTTCATCCGATAACTGCCGAATCGTGCCTCGTCCGTTAAGGCGTACGAATTCCACGATCAGCCCCTTAATTTTTTCCCGCTCTTCTGGTGTAAATGCTCTTGTCATAAGCACCTCCGGAGATCACTTTGTTGTCGGTGAATGAACCGGAATATCAGCAATCGAACTGAAAATATCCCGGTGTTTATTCAGCTCCCGCAGCGCGGCGCAGACTCGCTCCCACTTCTGAACATCACTTTTCGCCCTGCGCAGCGCCAGGTTTGCCCTGCGCAGGGACGGAAAAATCAGCTCATCTGCTTGCGTTTCGGTAAACGATGGCAACGACTGCACAATGTCCGCCACAGTTTCTGTTTTAATTTCTTCCTGTGTTGCGGCTTCCCGGACTGGTAACGCAGCACCTGCTGGCTGAGGAAAGGCCTTACCATCATTTTCCGTTACCGGCGCGGTTTTCGGATCTGCTGGTAAATTACCCCCCGGCATGCAGTAACGAAATTTACCGTTCTGATTAACGCGTGCCAGCCGCCCCGTTGCGGTTACCACCGCCAGCGTGGAAGCAACCTTGCGAGTGGTAACTCCGAACTTACCCGCTATTTCTTCACAGGTTTTAGCCCCCTCCTGAGAGATAAACTCAATCATCATGTCAGCGCTAACTTTTGGAGCGACCTCTTCGGTCAGCATATCCTGTGTTTCAGATTTTACTGGCCGCTCTTCGGTTACCCGGGATTCACCTTCGACAGCCAGAAACCAGGTGTGACCCGTTTTATCAACAACGCCATTTTTTTTGAGTTCCCACAGTTCGTTGAGAACTTCTTCACGGCTGATATCAAGCCGCGCCGCCAGTTCAACAGAATTGGCTTTTCCCATCGCTTTCAGTGCATGCAATACGGTTTCCATCGAAAATTTACCTCGTCAAAAATTCTCACATACCCTGACGTCCAACGTTTGACCGCCAGCTCTCCCAGTTAAAATTCACCCAACGACCACCATTCATGGTCATACGGTCCATCACTCGCTCCCCCAGAAGCCTGCTCATCGCACCGTGATTCAGGTTAGTCAGCATCCCGACACTGCGCAGTGATGCCGTTCTGCGGTCGACGATCTGGTTCAGTATGACCTGCTCGTTGCGCGTATCCCGCTGCATGCCAATTTCATCAAGGACCAGAAGGTCAACTCCACAAAGCTCCTGTAAAAATTTTTCCCCGGACTTGCCGTTGTCGTAGCCGTCATGCAACACACTCATGACATCGGACACGGTGACGATAATCACGCTTCTCCCCTTCGCCATTAGCCAGTTGCCAATCGCTGCTGCAAGGTGATTTTTCCCGGTGCCAGGTTTACCGCTGAACACGAAATTCGTGCAGCCGGTATGCAGCTCTGCCGCGATGGATTTTGCCTGACTCAGAGCATGGCGCTGACCGTCGTTCTGCACCCGGTAGTTCCCGAATGAGCACTTCCTGTGAAGCGGCTGGATGCCCGAACGGTTCAGGATTTTTTCAACCCGCGCCTGATGATTCAGGCGGTTAATTTCCTCGCTGCGCTTACGGCCCTCAGCCAGTTGCCATTCCCGCCATTCGTCGGTCGTCCGGAACGGTGCTGCCACGTGCGGTGGTGCCAGACGGCGCACCCGTTCAAGAATCCCTCCTGTCGAAATGTTTTTCATGGCTGATTACCCCCTGAAACCCGGCGGAATTTCGGTGTCCGGTTCAGAAATGTGATTCACGCAACGCAGGCTGACTGCGCCAGCCTTCGGCAGCGACCACGGATTTTCGAAATTCCTGTTCGGGCCAAAAAACGTCGATGCCTGCTGAACAAATTCAGTTCCCGCTTTCCCGGTAGCCTCCAGGTATCTTGCGTAACGCCTCACGCCATCCAGCACGACATCCGGTGACACCCCTTCGCGTAATCTGGCCCTCCAGGCATTGAACGCGGATTTCTTCGGGTTTGACCCTGCCCGATGCGGATATTCACGCCAGACCCGTTCGAACACGTCAGGATAATCAACTCGTCCCGCAGGCGGTCCCGGCATCGCCCGGGTTAACCCAATCGGCTTCCCGCTCATCGCGGAATCGGCTTCAGGCTGCTGCGGTTGGCGTTGTTGCTCCGGTTCGACGATCAGCACCTGCTGCACACAACGCCCGGAATCTGCTTCCGGTGTCGTGCCAGCTGGTCCTGGACGTTCAGTCAGAACAGGACAAAAATCCCCCTGTGGGTCCGTGGCGATTTTTTCGCCATGGACCAGAAGGGTTTTATCCCTTTCCTGTTCTTGTTCCTGTTCCTGTTCTTGGCTTGAAAGGGGCTCTGAAGGGGCTTCAATTTTCCGACATGATTCACGTCTGACATCCAGGTGGAAATCATCCTTATATCTATCATAAAAGGATGATAAAAAAGGATTTTCCAGCAACGCGGAATATTCATTTCTTACCCCAGCACAACGGTTATCGCCAGGTTTCAGCGATTCACCAACCTGCCATGCTGCCATTTCATGCACCCATACAACCTCAGAATCATGGTCATAGCTGCAAAAACCAGCCTCGCAAGCCATTTGAAGCCCCTTAGAAGCCCCTTCAGGATCAAGTCCGGTTTCGTGAGCAATGTACAAAACAGGCAGGTAATAAAGGCCCAGCATATTGGAATGAGGCGAGGTCATCATATACAACGCCACTACCATACTTTCCGGACCAGACTTCCTTAGTTTTCGCCCTGTATCGCCTAACCAGAACTGAGGTGAAATTGTTGCGTAATTACGCATAGTCCCCTCGCATACAAGATTTACTCCATACCGCAGACGGTCCCGGTATCTCCCGGGTTAACCCAATCGGCTTCAGGCTGCTGCGGTTGGTGTGACTGCACATTGGTGTGACTGCACATCTTCACAGACGGTCCCGGTATCTCCGGGTTAACCCAATCGGCTTCAGGCTGCTGCGGTTGGTGTTGTTGCTGGCGAAATTCTTCCAGATGTGGCAGAATTATTCCCGTGTATTGCTCCATGCCCTGCCTGAATATCAGATATTCATCAGGATTTGCTCAGAACGTCCGGCCCCAACCGGACGTTTTTTATTTGCATGAACGTGAATGGCATGCTGGAAAGCCCGGCTGATCGGACTGATATCAGATGCCATCTGGAACGCACATAAAATCGCCGCAATGTATCGCCAGTCGGTACGACTGACCTTCGATTCATGGCAGCCAATCATCTTCGCCAGTCCCCTTTGCGTCAGAGCTGACAGGTTGATAAGTAAATCCGTTTCAGCGCGATCGATATCGCGCTGCGACAGTTTGCTGTAACTTGTTTGTGACATTTCTTATGATTCCAAATAGTGAATAGTTAGTTGAAAGGTATGCGTGGAAACGCATATGGCCTTAGTTGGTCAGATATCTTGGGGCTCGCTTTTCAGCGACGTAGGACGAATGTCCATTGTGAAAAGAGCAGTGTTAATTGAGCTTATCGTTGACGATCAGGATTCGCTACATTGCGTAACCATTCGGCGGTAAATTTGCCATCAGATGCATTGGCGAGAATTTCCGAATAGTTGGTTTTCATCGTGTATTCGGTGCGAGGTAACGCTCCGTTTTTAACCCACTTATGAATTGCAACATTTGACAACCCGCATAAACGGGCAGCGACTGTTTGACCACCAACAGCTTTTACTGCGAATTGTATCGGATTCATACTGCTATCCATTAATTTAGTTAACTTCGAGTTAATGTTAACTATTAGCTGACAGTTATGTCAACTATGTTTGATAATTAACGTATGGTTAAAAAAGATGAACTAAAAGAAGCGTTCTCAAAGAGACTACTACAGGCATTATTAGATGCAGGTGTGGGCGGACGCGGTCAGGCTAAGCGGATTCAGAATGCAATGAAACTGCGAGGCATTGATATCTCTGAACCGGGGATCTGGAAATGGCTTAATTCTGCATCAATTCCAGAAAAAACAAGTATTTTGGCACTTAGTGACTGGCTTTCCGTGAAGCCGGAGTGGTTGGAGTATGGCAGTAACGAGCCATCCGTAAAACAGCGACCTTCTATTCCAAACGAATCAGAATGGGGTTCCCTTGAAACTTGGGACAGAAATACACCACTACGAGATGATGAAGTTGAGGTGCCATATCTGAAAGACATTGAGTTTGCATGCGGTGACGGAAGAGTTCATTGCGAAGATCATAATGGTTTTAAATTACGCTTCTCAAAAGCAACCCTGCGCCGTGTCGGAGCTAACAGTGATGGTTCTGGTGTGCTTTGTTTTCCGGCTACTGGTGATAGCATGGAACCCGTGATACCAGATGGAACAACAATCGCAGTAGACACAAACAACAAACGTATTGTTGACGGCAAACTCTACGCCATCGCACAGCCTGGTGTCGGTGATGAAAAACTGAAGCGTATAAAGCTATTGTACAGACGCCCCGGTGGAAAACTAATCATACGCAGTTATAACAGTGAAGATTACCCTGACGAAGAAGCAGATACTCAAAGCGTGGAGATTATCGGAAAAGTTTTCTGGTATTCAGTTCTGCTTTAGCCCTCTCCCCCGGCCTCAGAGCCGGGTTTTTTATTAACCCAGCTAGCCAAAACTCATCTATCCTAGCTTCTATACCCCTTCATACTTGATAACCGTCGCTCACCGAACAAGCAATAATAATTAACTAAAAATCAAAAACATAGAATTTTCCTACAATAATTTTAACTTTAAGTTATTGACTAATACTAACCAGCAGTTAATAATCATTTTACCAACAGGTCACCGATAACAACGCGGTCCCAATTGGAAAGCTCTTTAAACAACGTCGAACACTCGACTACGTGGCTGAAAAGCCAGATCACCCAACCACATAAGCTGTGGGATGCAATGCTGAAGCAACCGTCTCAGGGGGTGGCTTCGAGACTGCATCACCAGAGTTTATTCGGAGAGAAGTCTATGTCCAGAAAGACAGAATTTAAAGGAACCGCAACTTCCCGCCGCAGAGCACACCGGGCTGAGCTTCAGAGTCTGGAGGCATCAAGCGCTGATAAACTGCACCGCCCCACGCCTTCACGGGTGTACTTACAGTGCAAGCGCAAAGCCGCAATGCGAGCTGAAGTAGTCACGATAACGACATTAACCAGAAAATATGAAGGCTCCACTTGTCTTCCAAACACTGCACTTTACGCAGCTGGCTATCGCAAATCCGGAACAATAACAGCGAGGTGATTGATGACCACGCCTTCAGTTTTGCCGCAAAAATTATGGCGTCCGCTTGCAGAGATTAAAAACTTCGTTGAAAAAATGCCTGATGGTGTTCGCCTTACGGAGGTTACAAAAAAAGTTAAGACGTTTGCCGAACTGTCAGGAAAAGAGAGAAACCAGCTCATAGATTTTATCGATAAACGGGAAAGCATCATTGTATTTAAGGTCAGAAAAGAAGGTTCTGGTAACGGAGTAACCTTTTTCCGCCACAAAAAATATGGATATCCCAAACGGGAAGGAAACGTCACAATCATTAAGGACCTTCAATCAAAATTATGTACCAGATGCGGGCAGACAAAATCAGTCAATGATTTTTATTCAGATGCCAGCAAGCGTGACGGGAGAGCCATTTATTGCAAGAAGTGCGAATCTGCAATGAAACGCTCACGCAGAGAATGCAACAAATTAATTCTGCAACAACAGGAACCTGAAATGAATAACCTCAAAGCAGTTTCACCTTCACCAGAAATACTCAGAAAACAGGCTGAAGAATTGCTGAAAGCCGCCGAAATTGCGGAGAAAAAACGCCAGGAAGATGATGCATTCAACAAAAAACTTGCGCCCTTAAAACTTGAAATTCTTCAGGCCGCCGGAAAAATGCAGCTTAAACTGGACGAATTCATCGACTGTATGGATGAAATGAATAAAGCAGTTCAGAAGCTTAAAGAGCTGACCGCCTGATATTAATAAATTGCAACTACCGGAGTTAACTATGAACGAAACAGAACTGAAGCACATTATCGCCCTGCTTCTGGAAGATGCCGGACAGGTTTATCGACTTAGCCCAAATTCCGCAACGCTGACACGCATCCAGATGGCAGAAAAAGCACTGAAACAGGATAATGAAAACAGCGCATCCGAAGTTGATGCTAATGGTGAAAATGAAGTAATAGAAATAAACAGCAATATCAGCGACAGTTGCATCGCTTACAGCCACCAAATAATTCGTGTAAGTGCAAGAATAATGGAAGTGATGGCAAGTGAGCTTGAAAAGAACAACATCAAGCCCACTGATTGTTGTTTAAGAACCGTAATGAACGTTATTTATTACTCGATGTTCCGAAGCCGCTAACAGCGTCGAGTTTTTCATTAAAAAATGATTCAAATGCATCGTAAAATACGGCAATAGCACCGCCCTTATCTACCGCGGCAGGAACTGCCTTTTGAGGTATATCTTTCTCCCTGAATTGTGTGTTGTAGGTATCGACAGCCAGCCGCATCAGAAACATCACTTTTTCTTCTTGTGTCATAAATTCACTCTCCTTACGGGGTTTGTAGTTGAGGAGTTCTCCACGGGTGAGGTGGAGATCGTGCGCCGGACACGGGTAAGTTCCGGCACTCTCAGTTTACTGAACAGACATTACCCTGAAAGCCAGGGTACAACACGAAAGTGCACGGCGAAGACTCTTTCCCATTGAAGGCTTGTCGTTAGATTTCTTCGACCGTGCGCTTCCGGTTGTGAATAACAACATTGCTGTGTGTAGCCCTTGGCGGACATCGGTTTGCCGATTGCTGATGTCCGCCCTTTTTAAAGTGAATTTTGTGATGCGGTGAATGCGGCTATGCGCACGCGGAACAGTTAAACCGACAGGATGTCACGGAAAGTCATCGTCCCCTGACCCGGCGTTAGTTGTTAACTGGTTAACGTCACCTGGAGGCACCAGGCACCGCATCAACAAAGTTCATTTGTGAAAATGGAGATAATTATGATTGCTCATCACTTCGGAACTGATGAAATACCACGTCAGTGCGTGACGCCTGGCGATTATGTTCTTCATGAAGGTCGGACATATATCGCTTCAGCAAACAATATTGAAAAGAGAAAACTCTATATTCGTAACTTCACAACAAAAACATGCATTACCGACTGCATGATTAAAGTTTTCATCGGGCGCGATGGCTTACCCGTAAAAGCAGCGTCGTTGTGACGAGTAATAAAATACACCTTCCATATCTGTAACAGACAAGCCGAAATAAAACCGCATTAATTATCAATCACGGAAAAATCAAAATGAAAGAACTTGCGCAAAATGAAATATTTTCCGAAACCAGCCCTGATGCAATAAATGAACTCAAAGAAATTGCAGAACGCATCAGTAAAATATGCAAAGAATACAAAATCGACTTTGTATTTTCTTTTTCAGTGCTTACAGAAGTTGGAAATAACGAATATAAGGACAGCCGTTTTGTTTTATGTGGGTTAAATGGCAAAACACCAAGCCCATATATTCATGCTGCACGTGAAGTTGTCAGAAGCAACATTGGAGTACAACAAATCCATACACTTGCACAGGCTCTTGAGTTTGCAAGAGAAAATTCTGAGTGCGACTGCCCTGAATGCCAGCACGAAAAGGGAAAAACAACTCACAAAACAGCAAACCAGGCAACCTTCCACTGAAATAAAAATCCGGCAGCGCAGGCTACCGGATTTCTCCCTGCGTCACCGTATTCGGAGAAATCAGACAAAGGGCCGCTAATTCTAATCCAGCCAGAGGTTTAAATACAATGAGCGCTGATAAACAGACTTTTGCACTACACTGCGAAGCAAAAAACGATAAAGTCAGAAAACGCCTTGGCATCAAAGGCGGTTTTTTCTGGACCGAGGCCAGAAAACTTTCTGTCGCAGTTTCCCGCTGCATTGCAGCCATGGACGATGCAGGCTACGACGAGGATGATTTCAAAAAACCCGTTCGCGTAAATTTCCCCGTCGTGAATGACCTTCCACCGGAAGGCGTGTTTGATACTGAATTCTGCAACCGCTATGAAAAAGGCGGTAACGATGGCATCACCATGATGGCTATCCCCTTCGATGACAACATCAACGGTGAAGATGCCACAACTGCTGGCGATGACAACGATAACCTGGACGGAACTATTCCGGATGATGTGGAGAAAAGCGAATCCCCGGACAGCGACGATGACTGTTCTGAGTGTGAAATTCCCGTCGCCACTCTGAGCCTTACTCATCGCTTCCTTCACCTCTTCTTATTCAGCAAAGATGAAGATGGAAAATACCGGCATCATGCCACACCAGAACAACGCAATAACGTGATCCGTATGGAGATGGACACAGAGGACAGTTACCTTCAGAGCCTGCTTACTGCTGTGCGCGCCGCGCATCATGAACTGGATAAACTGACGAACTATCACCTTAGTCGCCTGGCTGAATCTGTAGGGAAAGCATTCCCCCACTCTGCAAATCATCGCATCAGCCCGGCTGAATTCGACAAGTTCATTTCCACCTGGATGAAAACTGACTACCTTGATCAGGGCCTGCTGACAAAAGAATGGCAGAACGGAAATTATGTTTCAGGCATTACCCGTACGCCTTCCGGTGCTAACGCTGGCGGCGGAAATATTACCGATCGTGGTGAAGGATTCAAACATGATAAGACATCACTCGCACGAGATGTAGCCACCGGCGTTCTGGCCCGTTCAATGGATGTGGATATTTATAACCTGCACCCAGCACACGCAAAACGCGTTGAAGAAATCGTGTCAGAGAATAAGCCGCCCTTTTCTGTTTTTCGCGACAAATTTATCGCCATGCCCGGTGGGCTGGATTATTCCCGCGCCATTGTGGTGGCTTCCGTGAAAGAAGCACCAATCGGCATTGAGGCCATCCCGGCACGCGTGACTGAATATCTCAACAAAGTGTTGACCGAAACCGATCACGCTAACCCGGATCCGGAAATCGTGGAAATTGCCTGCGGTCGCTCATCAGCACCGATGCCGCAGCGCGGAACAGCAGAAGGAAAACATGGCGATGAAGAAAAGCAACAAGCATCGGACACAATGGCTAATGAACAGGCAGCGCCTGAATCAGTGGAAGAAATTCCAGTTAAACATAATGAGGACACGCAATCACTGGAAAATGTCTCATCTGTAGAAACGAAATACCAGGAACTGAGGGAGGAACTCAATAAAGCCAGGGAAAACATCCCCCCAAAAAATCCAGTCGATGCCGACAAATTACTGGCTGCCTCGCGTGGAGAATTCGTTGAAGGCATCAGTAACCCTGCTGATCCGAAGTGGGTGAAGGGGATCCAGACTCGCGACACTGAGGACCAGAATCAGTCCAAAGTGGAACAAATTGCCCCAGAAGCGGGACAAAACAGCCCGGATACGCAACAAAACGGGCCAGAAGAGCAACAGCCAGGGCCAGTAGCGCAACCGGAGCTGGAAAAAAAACTGCCGCGTCTGTGGTCAGACTGGCGGGGGGAACTGCCCTGACTGTAGTGCGGTAATGGGCGATAGCACTTACACAGAAACTTTTGGAGAAAATGACGCCGCTGATGGAGAAGACTCAGCACAAACTGAGGAGAAGATCATTCAGGAAAACTCTGTTGATGCCGCTCAGGAGGGCGAAACCGTTGTTCAGAACGAGCCAGGCAGTGATACGTCCGGCGATGACGCCAATTCTGAGCCAGTAACTCTCGACTGGAAAAGACAGCTCGTGATTGCCGCCGTCTATGGTTTGTGCGCCAACCCCGCATGTATAGCCACAGCGCCAGCAATCCCTGATATCGCCATCATGATTGCCAACAGGCTTGAAAATTTCGGAGGTGATAAATCATGAATGCCTGGCTTATCCCCGATCGCATTGAAGAGCAGTCATGGGCACGACACTACCAGCAAATTGCCCGTGAAGAAACTGAAGCTGAGCTGGCAGACGACCTGGAAAAAGGTCTGCCCCAACACCTGTTTGAATCGCTATGCATCGATAATCTGCAACGTCACGGGGCCAGCAAAAAAGCTATTTCCCGTGCATTTGATGACGATGTCGATTTTCAGGAACGCATGGCAGAACACATCCGCTACATGGCTGAAACCATCGCCCGTCACCAAATTAATATTGATTCAGAGGTATAAAACGGATGAGTACAGCACTCGCAACGCTGGCAGGGAAGCTGGCTGAACGTGTCGGCATGGATTCTGTCGACCCACAGGAACTAATCACCACTCTTCGCCAGACGGCATTTAAAGGTGATGCCAGCGATGCGCAATTTATCGCATTGTTGATCGTCGCCAACCAGTACGGCCTTAATCCCTGGACGAAAGAAATTTACGCCTTCCCTGACAAGCAGAACGGCATCGTTCCGGTGGTTGGCGTTGATGGCTGGTCCCGCATTATCAATGAAAACCAGCAGTTTGATGGCATGGACTTTGAGCAGGACAATGAGTCCTGTACATGCCGGATTTACCGCAAAGATCGCAATCACCCGATCTGCGTTACCGAGTGGATGGATGAATGTCGCCGCGCACCATTCAAAACCCGCGAAGGCAGAGAAATCACCGGACCGTGGCAGTCGCATCCCAAACGGATGTTACGGCACAAAGCCATGATTCAGTGTGCTCGCCTGGCCTTCGGATTTGCTGGCATCTATGACAAGGATGAAGCCGAGCGTATTGTCGAAAATACTGCATATACTACAGAACGTCAGCCGGAACGCGACATCACCCCGGTTAACGAAGAAACCATGTCGGAAATTAACGCCCTTCTTACTTCCATGGAAAAAACGTGGGATGACGACCTGTTGCCGCTCTGTTCCCAGATTTTTCGCCGCAACATTTACACATCTTCAGAACTAACACAGGCTGAAGCTGTGAAGGTTCTTGGATTCCTGAAACAGAAAGTCACAGAGCAGAAGGTAGCAGCATGACACCGGACATTATCCTGCAACGTACAGGGATCGACGTGAGAGCTGTCGAACAGGGGGATGATGCGTGGCACAAATTACGGCTCGGCGTCATCACCGCTTCAGAAGTTCACAACGTGATAGCAAAACCCCGCTCAGGAAAGAAATGGCCTGACATGAAAATGTCCTACTTCCACACCCTGCTGGCTGAGGTTTGCACCGGTGTGGCTCCGGAAGTTAACGCTAAAGCGCTGGCCTGGGGAAAACAGTACGAGAACGACGCCAGAGCCCTCTTTGAGTTCACTTCCGGCGTGAATGTTACTGAATCCCCGATCATCTATCGCGACGAAAGTATGCGCACCGCCTGCTCTCCCGATGGTTTATGCAGTGACGGCAACGGCCTTGAACTGAAATGCCCGTTTACCTCCCGGGATTTCATGAAATTCCGGCTCGGTGGTTTCGAGGCCATAAAGTCGGCTTACATGGCCCAGGTGCAGTACAGCATGTGGGTGACGCGAAAAGATGCCTGGTACTTTGCCAACTATGACCCGCGTATGAAGCGTGAAGGCCTGCATTATGTCGTGGTCGAACGGGATGAAAAATACATGGAGGTTTTTGACGAAATGGTACCGGAGTTCATCGAAAAAATGGATGAGGCACTGGCTGAAATTGGTTTTGTATTTGGGGAGCAATGGCGATAGCCGTAGCAACGAGGTGCAAATGATATGACAGTTAAGGAATGCTACCTGTGTTCGTTCTGATCCAGCGCGGGCAGTCCTTCGTCGACGCCAACAACTATCCGGTTCAAGTCTGCAAGGTAACGCTGACACAGGTGATCTTCCGAAGGCTGGATGGGAGAACCAGAGCCGCATCAATTAACTCATTTAATGCAGAATTTGAGCGAATCGATCACAACGAACTACATATGATTAAAGCAGAAATTGAGAAGGAAAAGCATATTGCCAGCCTTCGAAAAATGCGCCGCATATCAATCAACTGACAACCGCCTTCGGGCGGTTTTTAATGGCGAAAATATGGATTCACACAGTATCACCCTCAAAGAGGCCTGTAAGTTTCTCAAGATATCAAGGCCAACAGCTGTTAACTGGATACGAACGGGCCGACTACAGGCAACCCGAAAAAATTCTTCCGGTAAAAGATCACCTTATCTCACAACCCGGCAAGCCTGCATTGCAGCACTTCATTCACCGCTGCATACTGTCCAGGTGAGCGCGGGTGATGGCATAACAGAGGAAAGAAAATGTCACTCTTCCGCAGAGGTGAAATATGGTACGCCTCGTACTCGCTCCCGGGCGGGAAGCGAATTAAGGAGTCTCTTGGCACAAAGGACAAGCGGCAAGCTCAGGAGTTGCACGACAAGCGAAAAGCAGAACTCTGGCGAGTAGACAGACTGGGGGATATGCCAGATGTCACTTTCGAAGAAGCCTGCCTGAGATGGCTTGAGGAAAAAGCCGACAAGAAATCCATCGATTCCGATAAATCCAGAATCGCATTCTGGATTGAGCATTTCGAGGGAATAAGGATTAAGGATATATCGGAGGCAATGATCTACTCAGTTATCAGCAAAGCGTATAACCGAAAAACAAAGGAGAGATGGAAGTTGCAGGTGGAGGCTGCATTAAGAAAAGGGAAAGAACCACCAGCCTATATACCTAAATCGGTGAGCACGCAAACAAAAGCAACACACCTGGCAATGATCAAGGCTATTCTGCGCGCCGCAGAGCGAGACTGGAAATGGCTTGAAAAAGCACCTGTAATCAAAATACCTGCCGTAAAAAACAAACGCGTGAGATGGCTGGAAAAAGAAGAAGCCAGGAGACTCATTGATGCATGTTCTGATCCCCTGAAATCTGTAGTTAAATTTGCACTGGCAACTGGCCTGAGGAGATCAAACATTATTAATCTGGAGTGGCAACAAATCGATATGCAGCGACGTGTTGCCTGGGTAAACCCTGAAGACAGTAAGTCAAACCGCGCTATTGGGGTCGCACTGAATGACACTGCCTGCAAGGTGTTGCGTGATCAAATAGGCAAACATCACCGCTGGGTGTTTGTTTATACCACTGCTGCCAGAAGGCCTGACGGGACAATGACACCAAGCATCAGAAAGATGCGCCTGGACTATAACACATCGTGGTTAACAGCATGTCGTCGGGCAGGAATTGAAAATTTCCGTTTTCATGACCTCCGCCATACCTGGGCCAGTTGGTTAATTCAGTCAGGTGTACCACTGTCAGTACTTCAGGAAATGGGCGGCTGGGAGTCTATCGAAATGGTGCGTAGGTACGCACACCTTGCACCTAATCATTTGACAGAGCACGCGAGGAAAATTGACGACATATTGGGTGACGATGTCCCAAATTTGTCCCACCATGAGGTTTTTGAGGATGCAAAGAAAGCATAA